CAGCAAACACAACTAGCGCGGTTACTATTTATTCTCACGAAACAGGTTTAAATTATGATAGCGGTTCCGTATTTTGCGAAACTGGCCCTATATCTATTGGCGCAGGGGACCAAATAGCAAAAGTTACTGAAGTTATACCCGATGAACTTACGCAAGGCGATGTGGACTTGAAATTTAAAACACGATTTTATCCTAATGCAACTGAGACAACACACGGCCCATTTAATCCAAGCAATCCAACTTCAGTGCGATTTAGTGGTAGGCAAGTTAGAATGCGTGTTGAAGGTGATGAGTTAGCGGCATGGCGTGTAGGCACAATGCGACTTGAAGTAAAAGCAGGGGGCAGACGATAGTGCCAGTTACTCCACCAGTTATAGGTACAGATGTACGTCAATGGGGCAGAGAGCTAAATCTGTTTTTGCAGCGAAACTTAGGTAAGTTATTTTTTAAAACATCTGATGATAACCCAAGTGAAAATGGTATATTTTTGTGGGATGAAGAAAAAAATTATCCTGTTGTTTCAGCGCAAAATTCATTTAAACAAATTGCCATGAAGCAAACAACGCCATCAAGCAGTGTTGGTTCATCAGGAGATGCGGCAGGGATGATAGCTTGGGATACTAATTATATTTATATTTGTACTGCGGCACATGATGGTTCTACAGCTATTTGGAAGCGTGTAGCGTTAACGACTTACTAGGGGTGTAATGTAAATAAAAATGTGCTATAGAAAAAATAATATGGAGTAAAGTGATGGGTGTTTTCGATTTTTTATTAGGTAAACCAAGCGAAACAGTAGATGATCCTCGAACAAAAGCTTCTAGGGATTTTATACTTGATGAGCTTAATAGAATATATGATCAAGGTCCAGTAAATGTTCCAAAATATTTTGCACAAGTACCAGAAACCGCTTTTAGCGGTACAAATAATTTACTGTCATCTTTAGGCATGGAAAACGTTCAAGTTCCTAATATGGGTAATAATGTTGCTAATATTGGCGGCATGGATGTCTATACAAGCGACTTTTTGCAACAGCAAATGGAAGAAGATTTCGCAAACAGAAACCCATCACTTTATGACGAATTAGCAGGCAATACTGCACCTACAGCTTCATTTAACCCAGTAGGCGATAATTTTGGTGGTGGTAGCGACCCTTATCACGGTGGCGACAGTGTGGCAGACTTTTTAGACCCAAATAATAGAATGGGATTAGCTGAACTTATGGAGAGGCAAAAAAGAAATTATGCCGAAGGTGTTTCAGATGGTGCAATGGGTTTTGCACAAACTCCTGATGGTGGTGTTTACGCTGTAGGTTATAAAGAGGGACAAATGTCTCCTCGAGAAGCCGCAGAACGTGGATTTGTTATGAAAGATAAAAACCCTTTTGATATGACATTCGGTGAGCATATGGGAGCAATGGCCGGTGACGTTAAAAATATAGCTACTCAAGTTGCTAAAGATGTAAAAGACTATTCTTTAATAGGTCAGTTAGTAAATAAAATGACAGGCGGCAGTAATAACAATAGTAGTAATCAGCCTAGTTTTCTTGACCAAATGGTTGCTAAGGCAAGAGATAGAGCAGATAAAAATTTATCTGCAAACAGACCCGCGGGGACTTCTTTTAGGAAGTCTGATAATGATAAAGGATTTATTGGAGGTTTTTAATAATGATTGGTGACAACATTTTTCAACAAGTGCAAAACGCACAACAAACAGCGGGTAATGTTTACAACAACATGGCAACGCAAGGTCTTAGCCCAACATCATATCAAAACTTTATGAACCCATACATCGATGACGTTATAAAACAAGCGCAAGACGACAATGAGCGTTCTAGGCAAATGGCCATTAATACTAGTGGCGCACAGGCAGAAAGTCAAAACGCATATGGTGGTTCTAGGTCTGGCATTGTTGATGCAATGACTAACGCAGAGTATGACAGAAATGCTTTAAACATGGCGACAGCGCAAAGGTTACAAGGTTTTAACAACGCACAAAATTTAGCACAGCGAGATATGGGTTATAGACAACAAGGTGCTTCTAATTTGCAAAATCTTGGCAATCAAATGTTTGGTCAGGGACAATATGGTATTCAGCAACAGCAACGAGCAAGCGAAGCGGCAATGCGCCAAGAGCAACAACTATTAGATGCGGCTAGAAACCAAACTTTAGCTAATTTAGGCTATCCAAGAGAAAATTTAAGTTATTATAGTGGTATATTTGGGGCGCAGCCTCAATTTTCTACTCAGACTGGAGAAAGAAATGGTTTATTTGACATTTTAACAGCAATAGGAAGTTTACCAAAATTACCGTTTTTACCTTTTTAAGAGCTTATAAATGATAACATGGCAGGACGTACAGCAAGGAATTTTTAGTGGTGAAAGTGGAGGTGATTATGACGCTCTCTTTGGTTACCAAAACAGGCCAGAAGGTTTATTTAGCGATATAAAACTTACTGATATGACTTTAGACGAAGCTCTAGAGTTTTCCGACCCAGATGGAGCATACGGCAAATATGTAGGTTTAAATAATAAAGGCACTATTTCAACGCCAATGGGCGCATACCAAATAGTGGGTAGTACCCTAAGAGATGCAAAAAATGCACTAGGTCTAAGTGGTGACACAAAATTTACAAAAGAAACACAGGACAAAATTGCTAAATATATTTTAAAAACACAAGGAACAGATGCGTGGGTGGGATATCAAGGCACTAGAGTACCCCCGCAAACACAAAAAGGAACAAAAACAATGGCGCAACCAACTCCATTTAATCCAAACAACCCACTGCAAACAGCGCAAATGATGCAGCAAATGCCTGCACAGGGCGGGTTAATGGGTTTTTTGCGTGACCCAAGGACAAGAAACGTTATGTCTGCTTTAAGCAGAACTAATACTGGTGCTAGGTTAAATCAAATTGCACAAGCAGATATGGCAAGGCAACAAACAACACAGGTTGCTAATAGAACGGCGCAGTATTTGCGCTCCCAAGAGGGCGGCGAGCCTTATGCGCAAGCAATAGAGGCAGGGATGGACCCAAAAGCCGTTTACAATGAATTTATGGGGTCAAGTTTAAAATCTACAAGTGTCCAAAGCGCGAGAGAATTGCCTGATGGAAGCGGGTTTTCTTATATCAACCGTGATGGAAGCACTGCAATTAGATTAGTAGACAACACAATATTAGAAGGCGAACTTGCCAGACGTTATTTAGCGGCTTCAACAGCTAGAAAAGCTGATATTGATAGAAGAACGGCAGGCGCAAAATCATTAGGTTCAGAAGAAATAAAAGAAGCTAGACAAAAACAAAGCGACTTAGATACTGCGTCACTTAAAGCAAATACGGCTATTAATAGGGCGCAAGCTATTATAGATAATCCAAACTTATCGGGCGTAACTGGCAAAGTTCAAGGCAGTTTCGGAGCTTTAGACCAAGGCAAAACAGACCTTATCATTTTAATAGACCAATTTAAGGATACGTTAGGGGTACAAGCATTTGATAGTCTTAGGGGTGCGGGTGCTATTAGTGGACCAGAATTAGATATGGCTAAAAGGTGACTAATTGATTTAAATAGACAACAATCCACACCACAATTTTTAAGGCAAATGGAAGAAATAAAACAGTATTTAACAGAAGGGTTAAGTATTGCAGAGAAACAAGCACAAAGATTAGGTGAATTATTATCAGGCAATACAGATAGCTATGCTGTTGTTCCACCAATAGATGTAAATGCTTTAAAGGCAGAAATAGCGGGAACAACAAACGTTGTTTCTGAAAATAATCCAATCGTAACTGAAGACGTAACGGAAACGGTGTTAGAATAATGGCTGAATTTGTAATAAAACACGCAGGGCGACCATACAGAATTAAAAATGTGGCAAACCTAAAACAAGCCAGAATAAAACTTGAAAACTTTTTGGCAAAGCAAAAAATTGAAAGCGGAGACATGACCCCTTTGGCTTTTGATAGCGGAAGGGCAAATCCTGTTTATGAAGAGCGTTTTGGTGACACTGTGGAATACGCTACAAGAAACCCAAGAAAAGCAATGTCTCAATATGGCGGTCGGATGGTTGCTCCTGATAGAAGCATTGGAGAAAGAGCAGGCGATGCGGGTATGACAGCCCTATCTGCTTTGGCAATGGTTCCAAATACACTTGCGGGTTTGCTTGGTGAACTTGGCGGTAATAAAACCCAAGAAAGAAAATTAGCTAGAGATATGGGTATGATGTTTGAAATGCCAGTTCTACCAACAGGTGTTTCTAGTGGTGTTGCTAGTCTAGGCAGACAAACAGCGTATGCCCCAACGATGAAAACGGTGACGGCAGGCAGGGTAAACCCAAGACAAGTCGGCGAAGTAACAAAGCGAATGGAAGCGGCTGAATCCGCAGAAAAGTTAGATTTATACCCAAATCTAGGCATGATGGGGAGGCCGCAAGCCTTGGCAGAAGCAGGCTTAGAGGCTAATCCGATTAGTGGCGGCATAATAACAAAATCTAAAGAAAAAATAGTAGATAGAGCGCAAGAAATAGCCACAGATATTGCAAACAAAAAAGGCACTATCAAAACAATGGAAGAAGCGGGTGGCGACATAAGGGCGGGGGCTGACCTGTTTCAAAGTAAATTTAGAAATGTACAAGAAAAACTTTATAAAAGAGTTGATGCGTTTATACCCCCAGAAACGCCTGTTGTAACAACAAATACAAACAAGCTTTTTGCGGAACTATCATCGATGGGGCAAGGCAAAAAAGCTCTCAGAGATTTTATAGGTTATAGTAATTTTGACGATATTTTAAGTGACCTTTCTAAAGGTGTTGATTACCAAACATTGAAAACATTGCGAACACGTTTTGGCGAAAACGTCAAAAATCCTGCGGGTGAAATTTCAAAAACTATTGGCGAAACTAATGTTGATAGAATTTACAAAGCCTTAACTCAAGACATGAAAGCGGCGGCTTCGGCTAAAGGCGACAATGCTCTGAAAGCATGGCAAAAAGCCAACGATTACACCAAGAAAAAAATGGACATAGTGGATAACACCCTTAAGGATATTTTTAAGGCTGAAGATAACCAAGCGGCATATAACGCAGTAACACGAACGTTAATTGAAGGTGGTGCGAAGCAAAGTACAGCGAAATTAGCACAAATTAAAAAGGCACTGCCAACTGAAGAGTTTAATAATTTTACAGCTACCATGATTAATGAACTTGGCAATCCAACGGCAGGCGTTAGAGGAACAGGTACAAACTTTTCAATCAAAACTTTCTCAACTAATTTGGAAAAAATGCAACCCGCCGCTAAAAAAGTATTATTTGGTGATACTCTCGCAGAATTGGAAGAATTAAATAATATTTTGAAACGTGCCAATTTAGCGGGATTAGAAAAGAATTTTTCTGGAACTGGTAATGTAATATCAACCATAGGTTTAGGTACACTGGCTATACAAGATATAGCACTAGCGGGAGGTTTGGCGGCTACTATGGCGGGTTCAAGTTTTTTACTTACAAGCAAACCTTTTATAAGGGCAGTCAATAAAGCGGCCAAAAAAGATTTAGGACCACTTCAAAGAATTGCGGCAGGCGAAGGCAAATTAGGTTCTGCGGAAGCTAAAGAGATTTTAAGAGTATTAGGTGCTTCAACTGGAAACCAAGAAATAACGGTGCAATAAGGAATATACAATGAAAATTGAGGCAATGGATGACGAGACAGTACAAGGCATTATTCAAAAAGCTGTTGAAGATGCCGTTGACTTCATAGAGGCAGAAATAACTGAGCCAAGACTAAAGTCTCAACGTTATTACGATGGCGAAGTTGATATTGGTTACGAGGAAGGCCGCTCTAGGGTGGTCGCTACTAAATGCCGTGAAGTTGTTAAAAGTTTAAAGCCATCTATACAACGTGTTTTCCTAAGCACTGAAAACGTTGTTGAATTTGTTCCTCGTATGCCTGAAGATGTTCAAGTTTGCGAACAAATGACTAAATTTGCAAATTATAAATTTATGCAAAATAACGGTTATAGGTTGCTCAATGATGTTTTCCAAGATGCGATGGTTAAGAAGTGTGGCATTGCAAAAGTTATGTATGAAGATAATACAAAAAATGTAATACATGAGTTTAGAAATTTGACGGACGAAGAATTTAATTTCTTAATACAGCCAGATGAAATTACAGTTTTAGAACATACAAAAAACGTTGAAGGCTCACTAGAGGAAGAAGGATTAGAAGTTGAAACCGTTATACACGATGCAAAAATAAGTCGCACCGTAACTAAAGGTGACATTTCTATTATTTCTATTCCCCCAGAAGAGTTCTTTGTAGATAGAAACGCACGAAGTATTGAAGATTTTTTTGTGGTTGGTCATAGAACAGATATGACTATTGGTGATTTAACGGAAATGGGATTTGAACATGAAGATGTTCATAACTTGCAAGGTAATATGTCAACCTTTGAAGCTGAAAGTGAGTTTGAACGTAGAAATTACGCTGTTGACGAAGGCGATGACGAAAGTGTTGACCCAACCAGTAGAAAAGTTATTGTTACTGAAGCTTATATGAAAATTGATAAAGAAGGAACTGGAAAGCCGTTAATGTATCGGTTTATTTTAGGCGGTTCGAGTTATAAAGTTTTATCTTGTGAATTAGCAGACGAAATTCCTTTTGCAATATTTGAAGTTGATCCAGAGCCACACGCTTTTTTTGGAAGCAGTTTAGTTGATTTGGTTATGGACGATCAAGATGCCGCGACATCGATGCTTAGAGGTGTGTTAGATAACGTTGCATTAACTAACAATCCAGGTCTTGAAATAGTAGATGGCCAAGTTTCAGTTGATGATTTGCTTAATAACGAAATTGGAAGAATAGTAAGAGTAAAGCAAGCGGGGTCTATTAGAGAGCAAGTCGTTCCTTTTACGGCAGGCTCTACGCTGCCTGCACTTCAATATTTTGATAGCTTAGTAGAAAACAAAACAGGTGTAAGCCGCGCTTCACAAGGTTTAAATGCTGACGTTTTACAATCTGCAAGCGCAACGGCTATAGCCGCTACAATGCAGGGTGCGGCAGGCCAAGCAGAAGTTATAGCAAGAAATTTAGCTGAAGGCGGCATGAGAAGGTTATTTAAACTCATAGCTAATTGCATCATAAATAATTCTGATAAAGAAGAAATTATAAGATTAAATAACGAATTTGTCCCAGTAGACCCTAGAAGTTGGGA